CCTTAGAATAATCTACAGCGTAGTACCCATCTTTAACTACTACTGCATCTGGTTTAACTTCTAATACTTCTTGAGCCAGTACGCCTTCAGATGGCTCGCTTTCTGCACCTAGCTCTTTACCTTTGTCATTCCAATCCCATGTGTACCAACCGATATTAGGTTCTAGTTCACCAACTTTTTTAATGTTAGTTTTTAAATCTACATCAGATGTATTTGCAGCAGTTAATATAGTTCCAGCTGCACCAGCTATTTGAGAGAACTTGCTTGGCTCTTGATAAGAACCACGTTGATAAGCACTTGTACCAGTACCACCAGAGATACCACCCATTGGTGATCCAGCCAGTAACTGTTGACCTTGTATCAGTCTTTGTAATGGCTCTCCAGCAAGTTGTTGTGCTCCAGCAAACTGTCTTGATAGTCCTGCTTGTTGTGTAGCCTGACCCTGTTGACCTAGTTGATTTAATAATCCTATCTGTGCCCCTAACTGGCTTTGTCCTTGTTGTCCTAAACCAGCAATGCCTTGACCAATTTGGCCATATTGTTGTCCTAACCCAGCTTGCATAGATCCTAGTCCACCTAACGCTTGACCACCGGCTGCTATATTAGATCCAAAGCCACCTAATGCTTGACCTCTAGCTACCTGTTGTTGTCCTAGACCAGCCATTTGACTACCTAGTGCTGCTTGTTGCCCACCTATGGCTGCTTGTTGTCCGCCTAATCCTGCTTGCATTGCTCCTAACCCAGCTTGTCTAGCTTGTTGAGATTCAAATGCTGATTGTGCAGATCCTAATGCTTGACCATAGCCTCTGCTTCTAATTCCACTTACAGCTTCTGCTGCTCCTCTGCCAGTTTCTCTGGCTAATTCTTCTTGTGATATACGTCCTCTTGAACCACCGAAAGCACCTTGCGATATGGCTCTATCTCTAAGACCGATGTCTGCCTGTGCTGATTGTCTGTTAATATCTTCTAAAGTTTGTTGAACTACTTGATCTTCGTAAGGATCCATAAATCTAGATGCAGAAACTGGATCAAACATTCTAGTAGATCCTAAAGCACTTTCTTCTGCTCTACGTAGTGCACCTATGCCACCAGCTACAGTTTCTGCGCCTGTGCCTATCATTCTTTCTGCTGCATCTGAGAACCTTCCAGCTCCTCTAGCTAAATCAGATCCTTCTCTTTGAAAGCCTATGCCTTCTTGTATACCAGCTTGAGCCTGTGGTAAGAAACCCATAGCAGCATCTAAGTTAGCTTCTTGTTTGCCATAAAGACCAGCTGCTTGATCTAAACTTCCTTGAAAGTCTCCTAGTCCAGCTGTTGCTTGACGAGCTTGTATTTGTAATGGTGTAAGTCCTGCTGTTTGTTCTATAGGTATATCTCTAGCTTGAGATATTAATCCTTCGTATTCTCCCGGAGATCCAAAGTAAGATGCTAATAGCCTTCTAGAGTAGTCCTCCATATATGGAGATACAAAACTATAGCCAGTTTGAGGCGTGGTTATAACATCAGCAGGTGGAGCTGTTTTTGTTTTGCTGCTAAATATTCCCATTATTTATACTTTATACATCTTAGCCATTTCTTCGGCTTTTTTTTGAAAATCATACATCTGACGAGCACCCATTAATCTTTGTTCGTATTCATCTTCTGGGTTTGCACCAGCCATAATACCCATACCCCTTACTGCAGCTGAGTTAAAGATAAACTCACCATCGCTTAACATAGCTGGTATCTTATCTCCTTGTTCGCCACCGGGACCTGTCACTAATTCTTCTCTTTCTGGAAACTCTTGTGCGTCAACGTAAGTACCATCTTTAGCATATAGTTGGCTTTGTATACGTCTTGAACCCAAGGTGTCTACGTATGTAGCTTCTTTAGGCGGTGCAACTAAAGGTGAGAAAGGAACACCCTTTGCTTCTGAATATATTTTTGATACTTCACTTGGATAGAATCTATAAGCTGCAGGAGTTTCATCTCTTGCATCAATTGATATTTCTTGTCCTGGAGTAATGTCTCTGTAGTCTAAATCTTGATACAAAGAACCTCTGCCGTCACCTACTTGCGGTGCACCATAAGCCATAGCAAGACGGTCTGATTCAGGTATTTGACTGGTAGCTACTTGGTCAGTAGGAGAAACGCCCAATACATCTCTCATGTAATCAAAGTTTGGATCTCTTGCTAAAAATCTTTCTATGTTTCCAAGATCAATACTTGCTATCCCACCCATATCATATCCCGGGACATCGTAACCGAATCTATCTTCAACAAGTGCTGGATTCTTTTTAGCTAGGGCTTTTATCCCTTTATTTCCCTCAGATAAACTTTTCATTGTTAATCTTATTATATTACTATTGTAGTATTTCCTGCTACGGTAATCGTAACAGAACCCAATGATGACTGCAGCTCAAAACCCTGTGGATTCACAGGAGTATGTAACTGTACCCATCGGTTGCCAGTATATACTTGCAATACACCGATAGACGTATTCCATATTATATCACCCTGATTAAAAGCTAAAGTGCTAATTTCAGAATCATTAAACTGTGGTGTTGAGTTAGGATCGAACTGTCCTAAGTTAATTTCTAGTATTCTAACTAGGCGATTGAACGTTGCAGAGTCAACATTCTCTAAAGCTAATGGTAGTCTACTTGCTAAAAGCTTTGCCATTACCTTTTACCATCAGGCCTGATCTCAAATCTGTTTGCTCCAAGTCTCCATCTAAAACCAGTTCTTAGCCCTGTGGCTGCATCATCATCTGATTGTACTCTAAACACCATTTGTCTAGATCTAGCTCTAACGTGATTTTGTTGTGTGCTGCTAGTTACGTTGTTAGTAGAGTTAGTAGACAAACTATCTCCCGGAAAGTTTCTTGTTTTTAATACAAAGTTAATTTGACCGCCACTAGAGTTATCGCCAAAGAATTTAACATCTGGAATAATTCTTTTTACAAAGCCAAACTTTTCTCCATCATCAACATCAATATCACCAGACTCTATAAATACATTGTCCATTGGTAAGCCGTCTGCATCATCACTGTTTTCATGTGTATAAATGTAGTTAACAGAACTGTCTTTGCCAGCTGCTCTTGGTTTTTGAAAGATTCCATCATCCAACCAGGCTGTACGTGATAGCTCTCCGATGCTCCATGCACCTTCTAAATAGTTATAAACAACATATCTATCGTTTTCAGAAGATGAACCTGAAGGATAAAACCAACCAACTTCATTAAACTCTCTGTTGGTGAATGCTATAACTTTAAAAGCTTGACCTTGATTAAAGTCATCAAGCACATAATTTAAAACAGAACATGTTAGTCTGCTAACAGAACCAGAGTAAGAATAGAATCCATCTCTTGCCATCCAATAAACTGAATCAGGTGCATTGATTGCTCCATTTGGAGATATCAATCCTACGTTTTCGTTAATAAGATTTATTCCAAAAGTAAACGGTGCACCTACAAATTGCATACTGTATAAAGCAGTGTCAGTCCATATAAGGGTTTCTTGTCTTGATCTTAACCCACCAACTATTTGAGATCCTGCTGACAGTCTTAATGACCCTGCTGTGTTAGTGGAAGTAGGCTCCCATTCAGTAGCACTTTCTTGGTCAGAGAATGCTATTAGTAAAGGATCTATAGAACCAGATCTAGCACTACCCACAATTGGATCTGCACCTAATACAATAACGTGACGATCAATATCGCTAACAATAGTTTGAATGCCTTTAGTTGGAGCTAAGTTTGCTCCTGCTAAAGCGGTAATATTAACAGCCCGATTAGATAAGCCACTGCTTTCGTCCCAATAATATATGCCACCATTCCTTGGATTAATAATTAAGTCTTCACCAAAAGCATCATGTGACCACAATCTTAATTGATCTGTTTCAGTCAAAGCAGTAGCAGAACCCCATGTACCAGCTCCCCAAAGTCCTGCGCCCCAACCAGTAGATTCTACATAAACATCTAGACCTACACTTATTTGATAGGTGCCAACAACAGAACTACCACCATTACCAGCATCATCATCAGAGTTTGCTAAAACTGCATTACCTGAAGTATCTTTGGCTGTAATTACATAAGAATTAACATTTTCTATTGCTGTTATTTGATATTCTTGATTTAAAACAGCAGCAGTTATGTTTCCTCCTAAACTTGCTGCACCACTAAATGTAACAAAATCATTTTGAACTGCTCCATGTGATGTGTCTGTCACCTGTATTGAAGAACTACCGCTAGTTGAATCAAACGTAACGTCACCAGCAGAAGTAGTGCTTCTTATGGGGGTTACATCATTAAAAACTCCACCAGCTTCAATATAGTATTTTAAATGAGTACCTATCCCAAGATACTTTGTGCCTCCTAAAGATACCCAAGGATGTAAAGCTCTAGCAGTACCTAAATAAGTATTACTTGTAAGTTTATTCCACCCTCCAAATTTTTCTGGCCTACCTTTTCTAAACCGTACTAAATTACAATCAAACCAACCGCCTTCATTATCATAGTCAGTACCTTCTCTATAAATACCTGGTCTGAATATTGTTTTTTGTAGTGCCATCTAAACCTTACTCCATTCCTTACCTTCAAACAAATTTGCTTCTGCTTCTCTGCGTTTAACTAATCCACCTAAAATAACACCACCAGCCTTGTTCCAGCGTTTAATTTGCTCTGGTACGCCTCCATAATCACCCTCGTTTAGAATACGTAACAAAGTAGATTCTTTTAAATTAGTGGGTCCTAAGTTGTATACCCAACAAACTAAAGAATCAAACTGACATTGATCTAACGGAACCTTAACCATATCGTTAATATAACCTTCGTACTCAGGCATTTCTTCTTTTAATAAATGTTCGGCTTCGTCTTGGTTAATTTGATCGCCATCTTTTACATTTTTTGTATGCCCGAAACCAATTGTCCAAACACCTACGCTATCTTGATAAGCCTCTAGCTTACATCCTTCGTAGTTTTTAATTAAAGATATACCTTCTTCAGATATGTTCATATTACCCCCATTTTTTGGTTTTTGTACCACCCCAATATTCAATCGCGTGACCCTCTTTAATAAGTTTTGCACAAATGTCTTTACCATCTTGAGTATATGGTATCCCCAGGATCCTACCGTACTTACCTTTACCAAGTGATTTAACTTTAAATGTGCCAACGCATAATTCTTTTAGCCTTTCTTTGGCTTTTAATCCTAGAGCCTTTTCAGTTAAATTTCTAGTACGACTTTCTGGGGTGTCAATTCCAGCCAAACGAACTCTTTGTTTGTGTAATTTAACATCAAACCCTAAATCAAGTATGCAATC